CTCCAATATCCGCTTCATTTAAAGACCCAGCTTATGCAATGTCAACTGCCATAGGTCGTGCAAAGTATTCTGTAGATGAGCAAGGGAATGTTCATGTGAAAGATACATACGATTTCCCTAAAGGTCACGCAATGCAAGATTATGATAAGTGGTCTAAGGCTTTCCAATTAGCCCATACTCTTGGTGAGAAGTTTAGTAAACCAATGCCTGTAGATATAAATTTAGGCAAAATTAAGTCTAAAAAATAATGGCAGATTTAAATGTCAAGCTTCACGAGAAGCAATTAGAAGTATTTAATGACAACCACCGTTTCAAGATTCTTGCTGCTGGTAGGCGGTTTGGTAAAAGTCGGTTAGCCGCTTGGCTCCTTATTATTGAAGCCCTGAAGTCGACAGAGAAGGATGTCTTCTATGTTGCGCCAACTTACCAACAAGCAAAAGACATCTTGTGGGGATTGTTAAAAGAGATTGGGCACGATGTCATTGCCTCGGCACATGAGAATACCTCTGTCCTTACACTTGTTAATGGTCGTAAGATTTACCTCAAGGGTGCAGATAGACCTGACACTCTACGGGGTGTGGGTTTAGCGTTCCTTGTAATTGATGAGTATGCCGACTTAAAGCCAAATGTTTGGGAACAGATTTTACGCCCAGCCTTGTCAGACGTTCAGGGTGGTGCGGTGTTCATCGGGACACCAAAAGGTAGAAACCATTTCTATGAATTATTTAAATATGCGGAAAGTGAGAGGGATGATGAGTGGAAAGCGTTTCATTTTACTTCCTATGATAATCCCCTTATTCCAGCAAAAGAGTTTGACAATGCTAAACAAAGTATGTCATCTTTTGCGTTCCGCCAAGAGTTCATGGCATCGTTTGAAGCAGCAAGTCGTGACTTGTTTAAAGAAGAATGGATAAAAATAGATGAAGAAGAACCTATTGAAGGTCGTTTTTTCATTACTGTGGACTTGGCTGGTTTTATCAATGTGGATAGAGAATCAGGGAATAAGAATAAAAAGCTGGATGAAACGGCTATAGCTGTTGTTAAGGTGCACGAAGGTGGTTGGTGGGTTGCAGATATTTTGCATGGTAGGTGGGATATTCAAGAAACTTGCGCTCAGATAATGAGAGCTGTTGTTCAATATGAACCTGTTGCTGTTGGAATTGAAAAAGGAAGTTTAAAAAATGCTGCTCACCCTTACCTTACAGACCTTATGCGTAGGCATAATCACTACTTCCGCATTGACGATGTCACTCATGGCAATCAAAAGAAAACAGACCGTATCATGTGGGCACTCCAAGGGCGATTCGAGCACGGGAAGGTCACGCTAAATGAGGGAACATGGAATAATGAATTCATTGACCAGCTTGTCAACTTTCCTAACTCACAGTTGCATGATGACCTTATTGATGCCTTGGCATACATTGACCAAATACAAATAGTAGAAAGTTCAAATAGTTTTGAAGAAGAAGAATATCAACCAATGGACGCAATAGCAGGGTATTAGTATGGATAAACCTGAATTTTTAGATAGAATCAATAACCCAAATGATTATCCTTATATAACAAATAAAGATGGTTCAATCTCTACTCATAAAATGTCTGCTGAAGTAGATGAGAAAGGTAATTGGTATGTTTTTCCAACTATTGTAAAAATGCCTACAGGCGAGTTATACGAATTTAATGACCCATATAAAGCAATGGAATATAACTTACGAACAGGTAATTATTTACCAATGAAATCTAAAGATGAAGCTATTGGTTATGCTTCAGGTGGATACAAAAAAGGCACTGCCCTAGAAAAATTTAACCCTTTAAAAAGTAAAAAATAGGATACGCTATGCAAAATAAATTAGTAGAATGGATTGTAGGTTATACAGACGAGTGGCGTGAGCACCGTGATGACAACTATTTGTCTGATTGGAAAGAATACGAACGCTTGTGGCGTGGTGTATGGGCAGCCGAGGATTTAACTCGTGCCTCAGAGCGTAGCCGTATTACTTCTCCTGCGTTGCAACAAGCCATTGAGAATCACACAGCTGAGATTGAGGAAGCTGTCTTTGGTCAAGGTGACCATTTGTTTGAGATTGAAGATAACATGGGTGACCAAGACCCATTGGATATCGAATATTTACAGCAATACATGAAGGAATGTTTTAAAAAGAATAAAATCCGTAAATCTGTTGGTGATGTTATTCTTCTTGCCTCTATCTATGGTACTGGTATTGGTGAAATTACCCTTAAAAAGTCCAAAGAGTTTAAACCTGCTACTCGCCCACTAGAAAATGCTGATGCAATTCAGATTGGTGTGGAAGAAGTAGAGAAAATTAATGTTGCGTTGCGTCCAATCAACCCACAAAACTTCCTTATTGACCCAAATGCCTCAACTATTGAGGAAGCAATGGGTGTTGCTATTGAAGAATTTGTATCTGCCCACACTATTGCTCAAAAAGTCAAAGAGGGCGTGTATAAAGACACAGATATTGACGATGATGCTACACCAAATAAAGACCTAGAAGCTTCTTGGATTGACCAAGAGTATAATGATGACAAAATTCACATTATTCGCTACTATGGTTTAGTGCCAGCCGCTTTGTTAGAATCTGAAGGCGAGGAGGAGATTGTTGACCTACTTGGTGAGGAAGATGAAACCGAGTTGATGGAGGAGTATGGTGATTTAGTAGAGGCAATCGTTGTTATTGGTAATAATAAATTACTAAAAGCAGAGAAAAACCCATACATGATGCAAGACCGCCCAGTTATTGCATACCAAGATGACAGTATTCCTAACCGCTTTTGGGGTCGTGGCATTGCAGAGAAGGGTTATAATATGCAAAAGGCGATTGATGCCCAGTTGCGTAGTCACCTAGATTCTCTTGCCCTAACCGCTGTCCCAATGATGGCTATGGACGCTACACGCCTCCCTCGTGGCAGTAAATTTGAAGTAAGGCCAGGAAAAACCATCTTGACAAATGGCAATCCTGCTGAAATCTTAATGCCATTCAAGTTTGGCACAACGGATGCTTCTAACATTGAGATTGCTAATAAATTTGAAGGTATGTTGCTACAAGCGACAGGCACTCTTGATTCACAAGCAATGCAAGCTTCCCCTGCTGGTGCTGGTGAGATGTCTATCACCCTTTCATCTATTATCAAAAAGAATAAACGCACTCTTGTTAATTTCCAAGACAGCTTCCTTATCCCTTTTGTAGAAAAAGCCGCTTACCGCTTCATGCAATTTGATGCTGACCATTTCCCTGTAAAAGATTACAGCTTTGTGGCTTCTAGCTCATTGGGTATGCTTGCTCGTGAAGTTGAGCAACTACAAATGATTAACTTGATGAAAACTCTTGGTCCTGATAGTCCTATCCTTCCAATCTTGATGCAAGGTGTAATATCAAATAGTTCATTACCTAATAAAAATAACCTAATTGCTCAAGTAATGCAAGCAATGCAACCAAACCCTGAAGCGCAACAAATTCAACAAATGGAAATGCAATTGCAAGCTGGTTTAATTACTGCTCAAACTAATGACTTGAATTCTAAAGCAGGTAAACAACAAGCGGAAGCTCAACAAATTGCCGTTGAAACTCAACTTAAACCACAAGAGGTTCAAGCTAAACTTGCTGCTGCAATATCCACTAATCTTTCTGCTGGTAATGCTGATGACAAGGAATTTGAACGTCGTGCCAAGTTATCTGAACTTATGTTCAAAGAGAAAGAGTTGGATTTAAAAGAAAAAGACATGATGCAGAAACTTGACATTGTTAAACTACAGATGGAAAAGCCCTTGACAATGGACTAATCTTGTGATATAATGTAAGTATAATATAAGCTTATTTATTATATTATGTTTAGGCTAGGGTAGCTCCCAAAAAGAAAGTTCCTTACTTTCCTGCCTAAAATCTTTCTTTAAGGATAGTTTAAGGGACTATATGGAATTTTATGATGTTGTTTGTAAAAAATGCTTAAAAAATACAGTACGCAATTCTGAAAAATGTATTAATAAGAAAAAGATATGTAAAACTTGTTCTCAAAGGACAAGAAAAAAAGTAGAAATAAAATCTAAGTTTAGATTACCTATAGAAGTTTATGAAGATATGTTGATAGCACAGTTAGGTGTGTGTGCTATTTGTAAACAAAGGGAATCAGTTAAGATTAAGAAAAGTCTTGCCGTAGACCATTGCCATACTACTGGAAAAATTAGAGGGTTATTGTGCAGTAGATGTAATATAGGATTAGGTTATTTTAGAGATAATGAAAAATACCTACAATCAGCTATAGATTACTTAAAAGCACAAGATAACACATCTAATTTAGGAGTGCAATAGCTTGGATAAAGAATTACAAGAGTATTACGAGAATAGATTTTCCACAATGGCAACAATCGGGTGGAAAGAATTTATAGAAGATGTTCAGGCTTTATTTAATACATATAATAATATATCTACTGTAGATACGCACGAAGAATTACACAAGCGTAAAGGGCAGTTAGATATCTTACAATGGGTATTATCTCTAAAAGAAGTTAGTGAACAAGCCTACGAGGAGTTACAAATTGCGGATAATGCTTGATTTCAAGTGTTCCGTTTGTGACCAAGTAGATGAACGGTATATAGATAATAAAACAGAATACACTGAGTGTTCTAAATGTAACGGTAATGCTATTCGTATGATTAGTACACCTACCATTGCATTAGAAGGATACTCAGGTAGCTTTCCAAGTGCTGCAGATGCTTGGGCTAAAAAGCATAACCTACCTGCAAAAAGAGATTAGTCTAGCCAATAGATTAGTTCCTTTCCTATAATGCTTAATGCACAGGAGAAATATTATGGCAAAAGTTTTAGATGACGTTTTAGAAAGTACGATTGAAACAAGTTCATTAGACGAAATTGATGCACCCATAGAGGCGCAAGTCGAACAACCTGTTGAAGACGATTTACCTGAGAAGTACCGCAACAAGTCCGTTAAAGACATCATTGCAATGCACCAAGAGGCTGAAAGGTTTATTGGCAAGCAAGGCGGTGAGGTAGGCGACCTGCGTAAAGTGGTAGATGACTTTATTAAGACGCAAACAGCTAATAACTTAAAGACACAAGAGATAGAAACTAATAGTGATGAGGACTTCTTCATTGAGCCTAAGAGTGCTGTAAATAAAGCAATCGAAAATCATCCAGCTATTAAGGAAGCCCAGCAAGCATCTATTGCCATGAAACAAGCGGCAATTCAAGATAAGCTTTCTAAGGATTTCCCTAATTATGTAGAGGTTGTTACAGCCCCTGCGTTTGCTGAATGGATTAAGGCATCTAAAGTTAGAACAGAGTTATACAACCGAGCAGATAGTAATTTCGATTATGATGCGGCTCAAGAACTCTTGTCTACTTGGAATGAACGACAATCTATCAACACTAAGGTAACAGAAACTGCCAAACTAGACCGTGACTTACAACTCAAAGCGGCTGATGTTGGTAATGGAAATGCCCAAGAATCTGTTTCAAAAAAGAAATATCGTCGAAGCGATATTATTAAACTTATGCAAACTGACCCTGAAACGTATGAAGCTCGCTCACAAGAAATTATGCAAGCCTATCGTGAAGGTCGAGTAATTTAATTTAAACAATATAGAAAAGGATTTACAAAATGGCTTTAGGCTCAAATCAAGTAACAACCACAACTGCTGCAACCTTTATTCCTGAGATTTGGAGTGATGAGATTGTTGCCGCTTACAAAAAGAACCTAGTTCTTGCAAACTTATTTAAAAAAATGTCATTCGTTGGTAAAAAAGGTGATACAGTTCATATCCCTTCACCAACCCGTGGTACAGCTTCTTTAAAAGCAGCTAACACACAAGTTGAATTACAAGCCGCAACTGAAGGCGATGTAGTTGTAACTATTGACAAACACTACGAGTACTCACGTTTGATTGAGGATATCGTCGAAGCACAAGCTTTAACTTCACTACGTCGCTTCTACACTGAAGATGCTGGTTATGCTCTATCTAAACAAGTAGATACATCTCTTATTCAATTAGGTCGTGGCTTCAACGGTGGTAACGGTGCTGCTACTTACGGTGGTGCTTACATCGGTGGTGACGGTACAACTGCATACAACTCAGGTACACCTAATGCTTCTGCATTAACTGATGCTGCTATCCGTCGTACAATTCAACGTCTTGATGATAACGATGTTCCTATGGATGGTCGTTTCTTCATCGTTCCACCTTCATCTCGCAACACATTGATGGGTTTAGACCGTTACACTGAGCAAGCATTTGTTGGTGAATCAGGTGCTAACAACACAATCCGCAACGGTGAAATTGGTAATTTGTATGGTATCCCTGTATTTGTATCATCTAACTGTGATACT